TAGATAATAGACTAGAAAATCTTCGATATGTAACACCTAAACAAAATTCAAATCATCACAAGGAGTATGAATTCAAATGATTGATGTAAAACTGATTCGTATTATTACTGGCGAAGAAATTATCGCTGAACTTCTAGAAGAGACTGATACCTCTATCAAGGTACAGAATGGTCTGGTGGTTCTTCCTAACCCACAGGGTGTAGGATTTGCTCCTTGGGCAACTGTGATCAGTAAAGAAAGTCCAGAGATTACAGTTCAAAAGACACACGTTGTGTATATTGCAGAAGTCCAAGAAGATGTTTCTTCAAAATACAATGAAATGTTTGGGAGTAAATTGAAACTTCCTGAAAGTAAAAAACTGATTCTCTGATATGACTGAAGAAGAACTAGAACACGAACGTTGTGTGGATGATGACTATAATGTCATTGCACACTACTATCGCGCCAAAAGACTACATCCAAATATTCCATTCTACTTACAAGATGAGAGGGGAGAAACCTTTGAGTTTGGGTGGACACTTATCTATCAGTATATTGACAAACTAAATCAATGAAAAAACAACCTAGACAAAAAAAATCCAGAACGTACTACTATTTCTGGGCATTTATGGCACTTACAGTATTTTGTGGACAACTATATGTTGGATATGGATACCGTCTGATGCATGGAAGTATTTTAGATTTGCTGGATAAAGTTGATGGAGTTCTTCTTCATAAAGATGGAACTCATTATGGTGATATGCTATGAGTTTACTGAAAGTCGATTACAAAAGTCTTGTTGAACCAAGGGTAAAAACTACTCCAGAGAACGTTCAAGAGGCGAATATGGCACTGTTTCGTGCTAAAATGACTCTACCTGCTGCCGCAAAGCATTGTGGTATGACCCATAAGGAAATGAAACTGACCTTCTGGGAATTTTTGAAGTACAACCAACCTGATTATGAAATCCCTGAAAACACCATTGAGGTATCCAGGCGGCAAGAGTCGCGCATGTACTAAACTAGATCAGTTCATTCCTGATCTTAGAGACTATACAGAATATCGTGAACCCTTCCTTGGTGGTGGCAGTGTTGCTATTCACATCACTAAGAAGTATCCCCATCTGGATGTTTGGGTAAACGACTTCTATGAACCTCTGGTGACCTTCTGGAAGGTCTTGCAGACCGATGGGTATGCTATGTACAAGAAACTGCAAGAACTAAAGTCTAAGTACCCAAGTCCTGGAACTGCTAAAGATCTGTTTTTACAGTCAAAAGAATATTTGCTAAAAGAAGATAGAGAACCACTGTGGGCAGCAATCAGTTTCTATGTTGTTAATAAGTGCTCTTTCTCTGGTCTGACAGAGAGTTCTTCCTTCTCAAAACAAGCATCTGATAATAACTTCTCAATGAGAGGTATTGAAAAGTTGCCAGGATATACTGAAATTATTAAGAACTGGAAAATTACAAACCTTAGTTATGAACAACTCCTCACCGACTCTGAGTCTTGCTTCACCTACCTTGACCCGCCCTACGATATACGAGACAACCTTTATGGAAGGAAAGGTAATATGCACAAACGATTTGACCACGATGTTTTTGCTTCCGATTGTTCTCGGTTTGGTGGTGCTCAACTCATATCTTATAATGCGTCTCAACTGGTCAAAGACCGCTTCAAAGAATACCAAACGGGAGAGTTCGACCTGACTTATACAATGCGCTCTGTCGGGGAGTATATGCGTGAACAAAAAGAACGTAAAGAACTTTTGTTGTTGAACTACCCCCTTGACAAAATTCAAGAATCGGTGTATAAATAAGGTACGATATGCGTGTTGATTATATTCGACACACACATCTATACACACACCAACTTAATAACTTATGGCAGCTAACCCGTATGAGTTGCGCTGGGAATTACTCCAGCGTGCTGAGGATCGCCTTATACAAAGGTATAATGCGTTAGAAAACAGATTCAACATCCTGAATGAAAGAGGTGAAGATCCTGGAGAATATCCAGAGTATCCTACCGACACTGACATCTTGCTACTTGCAAAGTCAATGAACACATTTATTTCAGGAGGTGAATCCAATGTCTAATATTCTCGATTTTCATGAAAACTACAAACCATTAGTAAGGTTTGGAAAAGAAATCCCTGGATATTATGTGTCCAGGGAAGGTGAAGTTTACAGCACCAAAACAATGCAGTTTATGAGCAAGTCTGCAACAGTTTCTAAAAGAACTGGTAGACTTGAGTCACTGTTCTTCCGTGCTTCGATCAAGAAGGGTTTCTTCGAAGACTATACCCATACCAGAGGAAACGATCGGAAGAACTGGAACTTCGGTAAGATCAATATCTCCTACCATAGAGCGGTAGCAGAGACCTGGATGCCTATCGATGAGTTTCCACCAGAACAACTGCGAAACTGCTGGAAAGACCTCCCAGAGGAAGCAAAGCAGTGGGTAAGGGATACTGCGCTCATTGACCACATCGATGATGATCCAACCAATAATCACTTGGATAATCTGAGGTGGGCAACTCCCAAACAGAACGAGCGCAATCGTAAAAACAACGATCGCAAAAACGGTAACATTTAATTATGGAATTGAAAGACTGGTTGAATTCAATCAATCTTACAAAGAAAAACTTGATTGATGAGGATGCTTCTATTGAAAAGGAGTATCCTCCTTTTATTATTAACAAATGTCTTTCTGGACATTTAGACACTGTTCTCTTCGCAAATGAGATGAATCAATACCATTTTCTACCTAAGAAAATGCAATATGATTTTTTTCTAAATAGTGTGAGGAAAAAGAAGAGATTCTCTCCCTGGCTCCGACAAGATAAAATCCAAGACCTTGATTATGTCAAACGTTACTATGGTTTTAGTAATGAAAAAGCAAAACAGGCTCTGAAAATTTTAACAAACGAACAACTTGCATTTATTAAATCGAAATTTGAGACTGGAGGAACAAAATGAGTGTCGTTCAAGAACCTGAAGTGAAATGGTCGCCTGAAAAAATGATTGAAGTGGTTCTGAATGAACCAGATGACTTTCTGAAAGTCCGTGAAACGTTGACCCGTATCGGAGTTGCGTCTAGGAAGGAGAAGAAGATCTATCAGTCCTGCCATATTCTTCACAAGCAAGGAAGATATTTCCTTGTGCATTTTAAGGAATTGTTTGCGTTAGATGGAAAACACGCAAACCTTACTGTCAATGATGTCCAACGCCGTAACCGTATTGCTCAACTGCTTGCTGATTGGGGTCTGATTGGTATTGTTGATGCTGAAAGGATTCAAGATATTGCACCATTGAACCAGATTAAGGTTCTTGCATATAAGGACAAGCAAGATTGGATTCTTGAGACCAAGTATAATATTGGTTCTAAGAAGAAGAGAGTAGAGGAAACCGAATAGACAAAATCCTTATAGCGTGTTATAAATATATGTGGATGCCTTCGGGGTCCACACAATACAAACTCGCTTTTAAAGGAGCTAATAACCATGGGAAACATTATGAAGTTTCATAGTGCCGATATGGGCGCACTTATGGACCGCATAAATAAGTACAGCATTGGTATGGACAATTACTTCGAACGTCTTGGAACTCTGCACGAGACGACAAGTAACTATCCTCCATACAATCTAGTCACGGTCAGCGATACAGAATACCGACTAGAACTTGCGCTCGCTGGATTTAAAAAGAAAGAAGTCAATGTCTACACACAAGACGGAAAACTCTTTGTCGATGGACAAAAAGAGGATAAAGAGTCAGAAACAAAATACGTCCATAGAGGAGTGGCTCAAAGATCTTTCACTAGAGCATGGACCCTCAGTGACGAGACGGAAGTTAGATCAGTTAGCTTTGAGAATGGGTTGCTGAATATTACACTTGGCAAAGTTGTCCCTGAACATCACGTTCGTAAAGACTATCTCTAAACTCTGACTATTTTCTGCTGCCATTTATACAGAAATGTATCATAGTGATACAATATAATATAGATAGTTATGTATTAAGGAGGACGACTTATGAACTTCACAGCCGCCACTCTTACAATTGGGACCGTAATGACTCTTTTTTTCAACGGTCTCCTTGGGAGCGCATTTCCCTAATGGACCCCCTACAGCAGAAATCTTTCTAACAACTCCATAAATAAAACTGAATATCGTCGCCGCAGGGGAACGACTGGCAAAATCCAGTTGACTTCCCCTTTTTTTATTGGTATAATAGTCCGAGAAGTAAACTAAAAATGTCGATTAAGATTGCACTATTGAAATCCGGTGAGTCAGTTATTGCTGATATTAAGGAACTTGTACAGGAAGATCAACTTCGTGGATATCTTTTCAAGCAACCTTTTGCTGTAAATATGTCACCTTCATATGGATTTCTTACGGAAGATGCATCTGGGGAAGATGATGGTAACATGAGTGTATCATTTAGTCCTTGGATTCCTTTTACCATTGATGAAGAAATTCCTGTACGATATGATTGGTTGGTGACAGTCGTAAGTCCAG